TTCATGGTTCAAAGGAACTGGATTCTATCCATACAAACGAATTAGAAGCGACAGCCATAAGAATATTAGCCGCTCAGGATGCATACCAACGAGCAAAAACAACACTTGGGGATATGCATAGAGAAGGCGGAAACGGGATGGGACCAACAATAAATCTTGCAGAAGGAAATAATGACTGGAACATCACGCAACAATTTGCTACAATAGAAAGTCACACCAACCTCACTTCCGGCAAACTTCAGGATGAATTAGAATGAGCAAACGATTAGGAGGCGTGCCGCTGGAACGGCACTTCAGGCCCCCCAATTAATTAATTATCTTCTGCTAATTTAGCAAAATAAGACATATCCTCATCATCTTCAGAAGAAGATGTTTCCTTCTTTTCTGGAGAAAATTCTTCTTCAGCAGTTTTTGGTTTTAAAGTAGGGCGAGAAACGGGCTCAGTAATAGAAGGAGTTTCTACTGCAAGAACAGAATCCAATCTCGCTTTCAAATCTTCATAAGACTTAAATTGATCATCACCAGTAAACTCTGTAAGAGCATATTGTGAATTCCAAACCTTTTCAAGTTCAGTTTCATCTTCTACGAGTTGTGTACCTTTATCAAATTCACTCTTATCGTAATTTCGATAACCTTCAACTTGACGAATCTTTAATTTAAAGTTCGCACCCTCCCAAAGATCAAAAGGATTAACAGGAGATTCATCTTCAAATTCGGGGTTCATCTCATCATTGATCTTGTCGAAAATCTTCTTTCCAAACTTGTACAAAAAGACTTTCCCTTCATTTTGAGGATTCTTTGAATCAGTAACAACATAAATGTTGCTGATATAAGTTAAGCGGCGCTTTTGCTTACGAGCAACTTCTTTGTTCGCCTCGATTCCAGAATTCCAGAGTTGAGAATTGTACTCTGAAACAGGATCTTTCTTACCAAGAGTTGTCAAAGAATTTTCAATGTACCATTGTCCTGTTGGACCTTGAAAACCATGATTGAAAACTCTCGCCCATGGAACATCTTCTCCATCTACTGGAGGCAGAAACCGAATAACTGCAAATCCATTTCCAGACTTGTCAATTTCAGGTTTCCAAAATCGATCATCGACATAACTCTTTGATTCAGAAGGAGTATCGATCTTCTCGATTTCTTTATGAAGATTTTGCATGAAGGATGCACGGGATTTTTTTAGTGCGGATAGTGTAGCCATATTTACCTTTCGTATATCGGAATATTCGTTGTATATTAAATTTTGTCTCGTAAAATTTTACGAAACTTCGTCTTGTCCACCTCCAAAAATGGAGTGTATTTCAAAACTTTATCTCTAAACTGGGGCCAGACAAAATTTTCTTTTATCTTTTGATCCCAGTCAGGAACAAAGTTAAGTATCATATTAAGTATGGAAAAAGTTTCCATACAAATATATTTAGCAATGGTTTGTTTCAGCAATATAGGATGTTGACCCTTTTCAACTTTGAACCAATTTTCAAAGTCTTCTTTGTTCAACAATTTTTCAATATCATTGCTAAAAATATAACTCATGCTTTGTATTCTTTTTTGCCATTCTTTATATTTGATTTCTGCTTGTGAATCAAGCGCATCGCCTATCCACAAATTTTCATTCTCAATAAAGTTAGCAACAAAGAATTTCGATATCTCATCATCCTTATAATTTTTTGACAATCTCACAAAAAAGAATTGATCATTGCGTTTTTTAAAAGCATTAAATGAGATTTTTCTTTTTTTATGCTTAAAGTAATCATACTTATTAGCATGAAAATGAGTCTTGATTGAAACATATTCTTTATAACAATCAAATGGATCCATTTTTATCATAGTCCTGGTATTGTAGCAGTTTTTGGGAGATAATGCAAGGCTGTAACCTCTTCTCTTAATTTAGCTTTCAAAGTACCCTGAACAAGTTTTCCAACTGTTTGGGGTTCCATTTTTGTTTCTTCACAATAATAAGATATTGCATCCAAATAAGTCATTTTTTTATTACTAACAATATCTTCTATAATAATTGCAAAATCTTGGGGTTTTATTGTTTTAATCATTTTTGTCTATTGCTTTTATTACTTCTTCAATAGTATCATAAACTTTTTCTGGTGTGATGTTTTTAGTACATTCAAACATTCTATCAGTATTTTTATGATCGGGACACCATATCCAATCACTAGGATCAAATTTATGTCGATTATAACAACTATTACAAACCGCATCATTATGAATTCTAAAACATTTTGAAGAAAATTCTGAATTAGGATTACTAAATCCTGATATTAATATTACATGTTTATTTAAAGCCCAGGCTAACCATGATAATCCAGAACCCAAACCAATAAAAAACTCAGCACCATTTAAAGTCGCTATTGTTTGATCTAAAGTTCGTTCATGTCTGCCTATTACATTTTTAGGGGCTACATTAAAATATTCTCCTTGTCCAAAAGAATGGTATTTATCTATACATACTACATTATAACCCTTTTCGGACAAAAAGTCAACCACTTTGTCCCAGCCTCCTGGATAATTCCAATATTTTGCTTGAGCAGTTGCTTGAGTGGCAATACAAACATAGGGTTTTTCCAATTCAGTTTCCGTTTCTTTAACTTTTATTTTACATCTTGTTTCTTTATAATCTTTAATTCCAAGAATACCTGCACATAATCCTTGCAAAGAAACCTCTTTCATATCTACAGGGGATTGAGGACTAGCCTCAAAAAAACCTATTCTATAAGAAGATACAAAATCATTAAAACCAGATTCAGGAGTTATAAAAGTTGTTTCAGGATATGAATCTATCAAATACTCATTCCAAAATGTACTACAATACATTTTACAATTATGTTTTTTACGAAATTCTTCAACAACTGGCATCCAGGCTAAAGTGTCTCCTAATGCTATTGAATCAAACCAAACAAAAATATTTTTATTTCTAAAATCTTGTTCATACTCAAATTCTATTTTTTCTGTTTCGATATTTATTACTTCTACTCTCCAATTTACATAATAATCAATACCACAAGCAACCCATCCCCCAGTAGAAACCTCATTTGAATAATGAATAAAATTTGTATCCTTATCAATAAATTTGACCTTATAAGTTTCAGGAATAGATCCCTTAATACTCAAATAGGGATTTTTTTGCATATCCAAATCAAAAACATTTTTTCCTTGTATACTCGTATTCTGATATGCAAACATTAATCTATCTTTCATATCAAAAGGCTTAGTATGCTTTAGATCTTTTGCTTCATAATAATATTTTTCTAATTCATCAAAAATATTTTCCCAATCTCTTTCTTTTGCAAATTCTCTTGCATTTTTAGAATGTTCATCATAATTATCTAAAACCTCTTTAACTTTTTCAACAATAACATCAACATCTCTTGTACATATTATTAAACCCTTTACATGTATGTCATCTTGCATTGTTCCAACTACAGGCAAACCACACGCCATTGCTTCAAGAACTGCAAGACAAGGCTGACCAGTCTCTATAGATGCTGGATGTATCATCACGTGGTGTTCATTTAATAATTTTCTTAATTCATCTTTATCTACATTACCAGCAAGTTCTACATTAACATGTTGTTTGCAATCATCTACGATATCATAAAATATCTTATTATAATCTTCATGTATCGAATCTGGCCCAACAATTGTTATAGGAAATCCTAATTTTTTCGCCGCTTGAACTGCTAAATGAAATCCTTTTCTATCATCTCCTCCGCCAACACAAATCAATCGTATATCTTTTTTATTTTTCCGCGGAAAAAAATAATTTGTATCTACACCATGATGCAATCTTCTCAATTTTTCTGGATATAGAAAAAAATCTATCATATCTTCAGTTGGAATTAAACTGAACAAAGAATTCTTTATAGTTTCATTATTTGTCATGTAATAATGGGAATTTTTTCCGTGTATTTTTACAAAAGCATCATGCATTGTAAAAATATAAGGTATACATCTGTCTTTCAATAAATCATAAAAACCACCAGTATGATTATGAAACACATCATATTTTTCTAAATCGCTTTGTGTTATTTCATCTAACCATTTTAAATTTACTTCATGTCCTCTATTTGTTGCTACTCTCATATATTGATATATGACTTCTTCTAGTCCCCCATATCCTTTAGGGGGAATATCAAGACCACAACCAACATGTACTTGCATTATTTTTAAATTGTCTTCTTCTTTTTCTTTCTCTTTCTCTTGTGTATCATAAACATGTATATTTTGTGTAGACAAAATAATTTCAGGCACTTCTGTTATTCGTTGACTATCAAGAATAAATTGTATTCGATTATCTTGTGCGTACCAAAAAACATTTCGACCATCTGATGTAATAACTTCTTTTATGTCTTCAATATTATTAGATTGTTTACGATTGTTTTCATGTAAATGTGTATTATCTGAAAAAAAACTTATTTCATGATTCGCTACAGGTAATTTGGATATAACGGACGATATTGTTTCTGGAGTATCTTTCAAATTTATTTTAACGAAAAAGTAAGAAATGTTTTTCAAATGCTTGTCGAAAACTATATCATGATCGAAAAATAGATGATTTACTTTTGATATTTGTTCTTGAGTATAATCAAAATTTAAAAAACTTACAAGTTTTCTTTCAGTTTCATAATTTAATTTGCTTAAATAAGTAGATTCTGCTAAATCATAGATATCATCAAAATACTTAATATTTCTAGGATATTCTAAAATAAAATTCTTTCTTTCTTCTTTTTCATTTATAACTAATTGTGCTTCACCTCGAGGATTCCAATTTCTAAAGTTTTCAGACTCCCCATGTTCTCTTGCAAGATATGTTGTTCTGGGTATAGTTAACCATTTTCCATATCTTTCTAAGTTCAAAAGCCATTGTCCATCATTTGATAAACAAGCATCACCATCTTTATGTTCTGAAAAACGTAATGCTGGTAAGTTTTTAAATATTCTTAAATATCCAAAAATGTTTGATCGTTGGGGCCATAACTTTTCAAATCCTTCTAAAAAAGAATTATTATCTCTTGTCATGTATACATTGTCTTTAAAATTATCAAAGAGATTATTTGAATTCTTAGGTAGGTCATTATGATATTTGTTTGCATTAAAATGAAGCAAGACTGCTTCTGGAAACAAGTTAAAATAATGAATTATTTTTTCAAAGGTTCCTGGTAGAATCACATCATCAGCATCTAAATGACATACAATATCACCAATAGCAGGAATTTGAGGATTCCACCAAATTTCTTTCTTATGTTTAGGTTCTACTATTCTTATTCTGTTGTCTTTTCTTTTTAATTTTTCCATTATCAGGCGAGTATTATCAACGGAAAAATCATCGGCAAGAATCCATTCCCAATGATCATAATTTTGATAAAAAACGGAACCCGCCAATTCTTCTAAATAAGCCTCAGCATTATAACAGGAGGTCACAAGAGACAGTTTAAAACTCTTCATAGCTTGTCTCTATATCATCATCTTTTAATAAAGTAGTCCCATCCTTGAAAGAGTTATCTAAATAAGAATCCCCCGAACATTGAATTGAAATAGGAGTTTTAACTATACCACATTTCTTATCAGGAAATATATTATTATTCAACCACAGATCATATGTGTCCCACTTTGTATCTTTCAATTTCTTTCTAAAATACGTTTTTCTCTTTTTGTCTGTAGATATTAAATAACAATGTGCTTCAGACATTCTATCTGTTACACCAAAATGTTCATAATCTTCATGCCCCCAATCAGGAATTCTTTTTCCGAAAGACATATAATACAGTTCATACTGATTTATATCATCCAGTCGATCCACAATTGCTCTATGAACTTCATGCACCGGTTTTATAAAAACAGCATCACATTCACAAAATAAAACTGCATCAAATTCTTCATTTAGATGTTCATTTATAGCATCTCTATGTGCAGAAAAATTACCATAATGTGTAGGGGTTAATTTATATTCACCCGATTTCATTTGCACATCATTTGGTCTAGCACATGTTTCTTTTGG